GTACGGCCGCACGATGGTCACCAGGTTCCCGTTCTTGTCGTCGCAGAAAAGGCCCTTGCCGAACACCACCTCCGACGGCTTCGCGATGCTGTCGTCATACTCGGCGGACTTCACGTGGAGGGATCCCGTCATGGTGTCCCCGGCACGCAGTACCTTGTTGTTGGTGTCGCAGTACAGGGGGATCTCCTCCTCCCCCAGGTACAGGGTGCCGATCAGGGTCCCGCTCACCAGGGAGGGGACGAATCGCACGTTGTCGCTGCCGTCCTTCCCCGGGTCGCCCTTGTCGCCCTTGTCGCCCTTGGGTCCCGGGGGGCCCGGGATCAGCCGCTCCCGTCCCAGCGTCACGATCAGTGGATCCATTTACAGCACCTCCCGCCCGTAGGCCTCGTCTATGGTGATCACCGGCTTTTCCGCGGCCCCGATGACCGCGCCGGAGAGAAACTTCACTCTCACGTCCAGGTCCATGATCTCCGCCGCCCGGATGGCCAGGGTCTCCTCCTGGGTCACCGGCACGCCGAACACGCCCGTGTCCGGGTCGTAGCTCACCTCCCGGGGATACTCCCGCCGGATGTGCCGGCCGATCATGAACTCGATCTTTTCCACCTCGCTCACGTCGAGGTTCTCCCCGCTCTGCAGGATCGTCACGGGCAGATCGTATCCCGTGCCCTGCTTCAGGTCGTAGTTCTGGTAGTTCTGCATTGTCCCTTCCCTTCCCTCCATAGCCCGATACCCGGGGCGGGTTTTGGATCCCGCTCCGGGCATGGTTCACGCTCAGAGATTGTCGCCGCCGCTGATGCCGCCGACGGCCACGCCGCGCCAGTCGTTGAAGCCCGCCACGAACCGGGCGTAGCCCTTCCAGACGTTGGCGTCGTTGCCCGCCTTCTCGCTGGTCACTTCCAGCTCCACGCGGGTCTGCCAGATCAGGGAGCCCACCAGGTCGCTGTGCTCCTTGTCCAGCAGCATCCAGGGCGCCGCGCCGGAGGCCAGGAACTCGTTCAGGTACGGCCACACCAGGATGTTCCAGCGGCCGTACTGGTAGTTGAAGGCGTTGTTGCTGGTGGAGGGATCGTCCACGGAGCCCACCGCCTCGAAGGCCGCCTTCTTCAGGGCCGCGTCGTTGGGGATCACGATGGTGGTGGGGGCGATGCCCAGCAGCTCCCCGTTCTCCCCCTTGAAGTTCTGCATGGCGCTCTCCACCTTGCCCAGGTCCGCCGCGGTCAGGGTGTTGGCGAAGCAGTTGGACTGCTTCAGCGTCTTCTTGACCTTGGAGGGGTGCTGGGTGTGGAAGAGGGGCAGCCCGTCGCAGCAGGTGGCGTCGAAGCGCCAGCCGTCGAACTGCACCCGGCTCAGGCCGCTCATGGCGCCGGCCAGCATGGCCGCGCCGTGGCGCTCCCGGGTCCGGTAGTAGCCCTTCACGAAGCCCTCGGGCTGGCTCTTGAAGGCGCCGCTCTTGTTGTCGTCGATCATCTCCCGGGAGATGGCGAAGCTGTCCTTCCAGGTCATGTTCTCGATGACCTTCACGTCCTGCTCCTTCACCTCCTCCTGGGGGTACGCGCCGTTCTCGCCCACGGGCTTGAAGCCCGCGAAGCCGGTCAGGCCGGTGTAGCCCTCGGCCCAGTTATTGGATTTCTGCTCCCCGAAGATCTCCATGAGCAGGCTCTTCTTCTCGTAGGCCTCCTCCCGGGACTCCAGATACTTGCGGATGGGCGCCTGCACCTTGCCGTAGATGCTGTCGTTGACGCCGCTGCCTTCACTGAAAATCATTTACCGTTCCTCCTCTCTTGCTCAGCCTTCGCCGCCGTCGTCCGCGGCCGCGGCGGGATCCCGGAACCGGCCCAGGACGATCCCTGTGGTCTCGTCCACGGCGGTCACCACGAAGCAGGCGCCGCCCTCGCTGGTGGCGGCGATGGAAAGGCCGTCCGTGTCCAGGTCATAGCCCTCGCCCACGGTCAGGCCCTCGGTGCTCTCCACCTCGGTCTGCCACACCTGGTCCTTCAGCACCTTCACCACGGGGATGGGGGTGCCCTCCGCCAGGGCGGCGGCCTCCTCCCGCACGGAGATGTACTCCGCGCCGTCCGCGGATCCGGACTGGGCCAGGGTGCCGCTGCTCATCTTCATCGCCATGCCGTACTTCGGGGCGATCTCGCTGCACGGAAGATACTCCCAGGGCTGCTGCCGCCCGTCGTCCGTGCTCCTCAGCAGAAACATGTCAGTTTCCTCCTTTTCGGTATTTTTGATAGTCGCGCCGGATCTCCTCGTCGGTCATCTCGGGCATCATGTCCCGGTAGACCGCCCGCACTTCCGGCGGGACCGCCACGTCCCCGGCGCCCTTGGCGTTCTGGGGCCGCATGTGGTCCTTGCTGCGGGCGCTGTTCCTCGCCCGCTGGGCGCCGGCGGCGGCCGCTTTTCGGGCCTCCGCCGCCGCGATCTTGTCGGCGTTCGCGATCTTATAGGCCTCCAGGAAGGAGTGCCCGTGCTCGCTCACCTCCCGGAAGAAGGCCTCCGCGTTCTCCATCCCGCGGAAGTCCGCCACGGTCTGGATGCTCGGGTCATACTTCCGGATCTCCTGCAGCTCGGCCTCTACCTGCTGGCGGAAGGCCGCCTCCCGGGCCGGATCCGCCCGGGGCGGCTGCGGGGTCTGGTTCCGGATCTCGTTTCGCACCATCTCCCCCAGCAGCTCCGGGGTCAGCCGGCCGGCCTTCAGCTCCTTCTCCAGCTGCGCGGCGTCGCTCTGCTGCTTGTACTTCTTGAGGTCGTCCAGACTCTCGATGGGCGCGGTCCCGTTCTTGAAGCCGGCCCAGCCGAAGAGCTCCTTCAGCTCGGCGTCCCGCTCCTCCCGGTCCTTCCGCACCGCCTCCCGGATGGCGTCCTCGGTCTCCCGCTGGCGCCGGGCGGCGGCCTGGCGCGCCCGCTCCTCCCGGGTCTGGGGCTCGGGGGTCCCCTCGTCCTCCGCTGCAGGTTCGGCGGGCTCCTGCGCTTCTTCGCCTTCCTCGGCCGTTTCCGGCTCAGGCTCTCCGGCGTCCTCCGCCGGCTCCTCCTGGGGGACGCTGTCCTCCGTGGTCTCCGCGGGTTCGGCGGGCTCCCGCTCTTCTTCGCCTTCCTCCGGTGCGTCGGGCTCCACGCCCAGCGCCCGGAAATAGTCCATCTCGTCCATGTGGGGATCTCCTTTTCTCTGGATTTTTCCGCGTTGCCTGCGATCTTTTGAGCGTTCAGCCGTCAGCGTCGCTTTCGGCCTGCTCTATTTTCCCGTCACTTGCCGGGGACCGGGCCGCCGGGGATTTTTCCGCTCTTCCTGCGGGATGCCGGGTAAGTTTTTACTTGCCCTCACTTGCTGCCGGAGCGCAGATCCTTGCCCTGGGACACCTTGTCCTTGGCGGGCTGGCTGATCTGGTGCGGCGCCTTCACGGACGCGGTGCCCGCGTTGGGGATGCTGCCGATGTAGCCGCACTTCCCGTTCTTCGCCTCTGCCATGGGGACCCCTCCTTTCCTCCGGTGTTTCTATGTGGACGCCTGGCGGCTCCTACCCGTACCCCGCGCAGGATCGCAGGGCTTCGGAGCCGTGAGGCGGTCACATGCCCATCTGCGCGGCCATGTCCTCCATGGCCGCCTGCCGTGCCATCTCCTCCACCTGGGCGTCCGGCACCGGCGGCTGGCCCATGCCCTGGGCCAGGGCGGCCTCGTCTGCCGCCGCCTGCTGCTCCATGGCGGCCTGGGCCTGCTGGGCCTCCACCCGCTCCTGGATGTTCGCCCGGGTCTCCGCCGCCCCGGGGTAGTGCAGCAGCTCCATCTTCCGCCAGTACTCCAGCAGGGTCTCCGGCTGGTCCGGATTCCCGAAGGCGCCGGACTGGAAGAATGCCGTGGTCTCCTGCCACAGCCGCTCCCGGTTGGATGCCAGCGGCGCCGTGGTGTCGCAGGCGAACAGGAACTGGTCGTTCCACCAGAACTGTCCCGCCTCGTCCTTTTCGAGAAAGTCCCACTTCCGGAACTCGCCGTACACCGTGTTCCCGTGGCCGTCCTGATACACCACGGGCCTCGGCTCGTCCGCGTAGGCCAGGATGAATTTGAACATCCGCTCGAACAGCTCGGCGTAGGCCGCCTCCTTCTGCACCCGCTTCGATTCCAGCCGTCCCGCGGCCTGGGCGGCGGAGAACTGCTTCGCTGTGCCGCTGGTGGCGGAGGTGTCCTTCCGTCCCTGGAAGGAGTCCGTCACGCCGATGGTCTGGCGCATCTGCTGGTAGATCGCGTTCACCTGGGCCATGGGCTGGGTGATGTCGCCGGTGAACTGGAAGTACCGGATCAGGTTCAGATCCGCCAGGTTCCCCACGCGCCACACCCGGTCGTCGTTGGGATCCGTGCGGATGTTGGTGTCGTCCGGCAGGGTGATCCGGTCGCCGGCCTTCAGCAGCCGGTCCATGATCTTCTGCTCCACCCGGTTCAGGCTGTTCTGCAGCGGCTCCAGCTTGTCCGCGTCGGACTCGCCCATGAGCCGTCCGTACACGCTCACATTCCGCTGCAGCACCACCGGGGGCAGGTCCGGCTTGTAGTAGGGGATCTTCAGCTTCGTCCCGCTCAGATCCCGCAGGCCGGGCCTCTCCCCGTCCGCCTGGATCGCGCCCTCTGCCGCGTTCGGCTCCATGGCGTAGGGATCCGCGGCGTAGGAATCCGGGCTCTCCGTCCCCTCCCCGGCGTCGATCACGGTCCCGTCGCTGCGCTGGATGGGGCCGATGACCTCCTCGTACTCCTCCTCGGTCTCCTTCCACTCGTGCCCGCCGCACACGGGGCAGGCGCCGCCCTCGGCCCACACCACCGGCTCCTCGATGCCGTCGGTGATCACCTCGCCCACCAGGGGCTGCACCGCGCCGCAGGAGGCGCAGCGGGTCAGGCGCCGGGCCTGGTAGTCCTCCAAATCCTCCAGCTCCGTGTCGTTCACCCAGCTGTACTTTCCGATCCCGCCGTTCTCGTTCCGGTAGTAGGCGGTGTACTGGGTGACCATGTCCTCCGCGGTCTTGCCGCCCCCGGCGGTCTTCACCTCCGGCTCGGACTCGCTCTCCTCCGCCACGTCCACGCCGTACCGGGCCTTCACGGCCTCCTTCGTGGTGGGCGTTTTGAGAATGAAATAATCCATGTCCTCGATGTCGTAGATGCCGTCCTGGGGGATGAACCGCTTCGGGTGCACGAAGGACACCGCCACCTCCCCCACGGTGTTGTGGGTCCTCTTTGTGTTATCCCATTCGATGAGATACATCCCCGCGCCCTGGATGGGCACCACCCGCTCGGAGATGTCGTTCACCCGCTCGAAGGGCAGGCGGTCCAGCTCGTTGCGCAGCATGTTCTCGATGATCTCCGCCAGGTGCTCGTCCTGCTTCCGCCGGGCCGTCACCTTGGGCATGGGGATGTCGTTGGACACCTGCGCCTCGATGGTCTCCGCCAGGGCGTTGTAGACGTACTTCGCCGCCTGGCCGCTGTGGGCGTCCCCGCTCCGGTTGGTCATGTCCGCGAGGGTGTAAGTGCCCTTGTACATGTCCTCCCGGTGGTCCATCTTGTCCAGCTCCTCGGAGTAGGCGCCCTCGTTCTTGGAGAGCCGCTGCTTCCAGAGATCCAGCCGTTCACTGTTCATTCGTTTCCTTCCCCCATTTCGCCCGCAAGTAGGCCTTCATCTGCGGGGAGGCCCGGTTGTAGTCCTCCCACATATCCTTGGTCCAGCCGTCCGTGGACCGCTGTCCCCGGGGCGGCGTCATGCTCATCTGCTCCCGGATCTGGTGGGCGATGGCCAGCGCCATCACCAGGTCGTCGTGCTCCCCGGGTCCCGCCTCCGGCCGGTAGCGGTCGTTCCGGATGAACGTCCGCATCTCCAGCAGGGTGTCCCGGTCCTGCACGATCTCCGGGTTCTCCCGGAACACCTGCACCAGCTCCGCGATGGCCACGGGCCGGGTCAGGCTGTTGGTCTGCCAGCCGTAAGACTCCTTGAACTTCTGCCGGAACGTGTCCGGGATCTTGCGGATATACTGCCGCGGGTATTTCATCAGCTGCAGCAGGCTCACCGGGTAGGTGGAGAAGTTCACCTCGATGCCCAGCAGGGCCGCGTTGTAGTGCTTCCCCAGGCAGAACATCTGCCGGGCGTACAGATCCTCGTCGTACTGCTGGCGCAGCACCGCGATCTGCTTCCCGCTCACGTTGTCCAGCACCTGCCCCGTGAACCAGTCGGAGCCCTCCCCGGCGGTGTCCCCGCCGATCACGTAGGGCCAGCCCTTCTTCGGCTCCTCGTAGATCTTCACGCAGCCGTCCGGCCGTTCGATGAATTCGATCTCCCAGATCCGGGCCGGGTTCTCCGGGTCGCTCTTGTACTCGAAGGCCCCCACCTTTACCGGCTCCGGGGCGTCCCGCAGCCGCCGGTCCACCAGCTCGTTGTCGAATACCGCCGCGCCGGAGGTCAGGAACGCCTCCTCCGGATAGCTGGGGTACTCCTGCCGGAACAGCCGCTCGTCTCCGTGGCAGTTGTTGGCGATGCACCAGCGCCGCCACTGCAGCTGTTCCCCGTCCAGGCCGAACCGCTCCCGCAGCTCCTCCTCCGCCGGCGTCCACTCCGTCCCCGGCGGCACGGGCATGCGGTAGGCGTCGTGCTCAAACCAGGGGAAGAACAGGGGCGCGAAGTCGTTCTCCCCGTTCACCGCCGCCTCCCACAGGTTTCGGAACTCGTCGTAGCCGTTGGCGGTGCTCTCGATCACCACCATGGTCCCCCGCTCGGAGGGGACCGCCTGCAGGATGCCGGTCAGAGTGGCCAGCTTGTCCCCCGGCCAGAAGGCGAACTCGGACAGATGCACCATCTGCAGGGTGTCGCCGCGGCCGATGCCCCGCCCGCCGGCGGTCTGGCACCGGATCCGGGAGTGCAGGCCCGGCCGCTTCTCCCGCCGGGCCGGGTCCTTGTCCGGGTTGTCGAATACCAGCTCCTGGGCGTTGGACGCCCGCTTCATGGGCCGCAGGGGCTCCGGCAGGTTCTCGTAGTACCGCCGCGTCATCTCGAACAGCAGCCGGGTGCTGTCGTCCTGGTGGGCCACCACCAGCCCGTTCTGGTTTCGGGCCGTGGCCGCCCGGTGGAACATCTTCGCCTCCGTCACGGTGGAAAATCCCATCTGCCGCGCCTTCAGGATGATGGCCCGCATGGGCTTTCCCTGCCGGTCCTGCTCGTCCAGGGCGTCCAGCAGGCGGATCTGCGCCCGGTTCAGGATCAGCGGCTCCACCTTCGCGCCCTTGGTCTTGATCTTCAGAAACCGCTGGATGTACCGCCGCTCGTCCCGCAGGGCCTCCACCATGGCCGCCTTATCCATCCGGCAGCACTTCCTCCAGGCTCAGCTGCCCGGTGCCCTGGAGCTCCACCCGGTTCTGCCAGTGCTCCGGGTCCCGGTTGGTCAGCCAGAACTTGATGGCGTTGGTGTCCGGCGGGATGTAGATCGTCTCCTCCGCCAGGTCGATGATCTCCTCCTCCCGGATGCAGCGGCCGGTGGTCTCGTCGTACTCCCGGATCCGCCGCTTCATGGGCTTCTTCACGGTGCGGTATCCGCCCTTGGCCCGCTCGAACAACGCGTTTTTGATCTGTACCCGCGCGCCGCCGCGGCCGCGGGTGATGGCCTGGGGAATTTCCGGAAATCTCTTTTTCCAGTCCCGCAGGGTCCGGTCGGTGATCTCCATGGCCCGGGCCAGCTCCCCGTCGTCCAGGCCGTTCTCGCAGAATTCCTCGATCCTGCCCAGGCCCAGCTCGGTCCGCCAGTAGTCGTACTTCGCCACGGGATCCCCTCCTCTCCATGATCCATTGTCCCGCGCTTACCCCATCGCTGAACGGCAACTTTTCCGCAAAAGGATATAAAAAAGCGGCCCGTTTCCGAACATGGAAACAGACCGTCTATGCGGATCCATGGGCTCCCGGCTCCAGCGTTCCGGCGAGCCCGCGGAGGGGGAGCGTGTCCTGTCGAATCGTGGAGCTCCCCGCCGTTCGCGGCGGGGTGAGTGCTCAGTGAGACAGGATATGCTCCCCCGACGTCGGGCCGTCACCCGCCGTTGTTGTATCGATGTCGAAAGCCAGGAAGTATTTCCGGGTGGCCCGCTCCAGGGTCCGCCCGTCCACGAATCCCGCCATGGCCGCCGGCGTCACCGGCTCCTCCCGGGTGACGTACCGCCGGAACGCCTCCCAGTGCCCCGGGCAGGCCTCCCGGCACAGCGCGTCGATCCGGCGGCGCACGGCCTCCGGCTGCTGGTGGTAGGACAGGGAGATCCCCATGATGTAAAACTGCCGCTCCCGGCTCAGGGGGATGCTCTTCCGGAACCTCCGCTTCATTCCCGCATCACCTCGCGCACGTCTCCGCCGCAGGAATTCCCGCACGGAGCCTGTCTGCTCCGGTCCTTCTCCGGGCGGTAGTAGCGGATCTTCTGGGGCCGGCCCGCTCTCTGCTCGCTGCGGAAGATCAGCTGCGCCCCCTTCGGGACCCTCAGCTCCGCGTCCGGGTTCTTCGCCGGGCGGGGCCGGGTGGCCTCCGGCTTCGTCAGGTTCCGGCTGGGGATGTACCGCTTCTCCGTCCCCACGGTCCGGCACTGGTTCAAGAGATACTCGATCAGGTCGGTCAGATCCCCGTGGTGGGCGGAGTACAGCTTCTTCTCCGTTCCGTACACGTAGCCGTGCCCCCAGCTCTCCGCCAGGGCCGCGGCCCCCTCCTCGTTCACGATCACGTGGATGTGCGGGCGCACGGGGGCCAGGGTCTTCCCGTCCAGATCCGCGGGGAAGGCCAGGTACTTCAGCTCGCCCCCCTCCGGCATTCTCCGCCGGGCCCGCCGGATCCAGTTCCCGATCTCCTTCCGCACGGCCAGGATCCAGGCGTCCGGGTCGCTCTCCCAGCTGGTGCCGATCCTCCGCTCCAGCTCCTCCGCCCAGGCGTCGTCCATGGTGGCGGTGATCAGGTGGTCCCGTCCGCACAGGAAGTTGTCGTTCGCGGTCCGGGCGGCCTCGTGCTTTGCCTGGGTGGCGTTCTTCTCCGCCTTCCGGATCCGCCGTTTGTATTCCCGGCCGGAGCGTGCGGACGGCTCCCCCTCCATGTGCAGGGGGAACTTCGTCTTCTCGCACACTCCGTTCCGGGCGATGTATTCCCTTGTGAACCACTCAACATATGCCATGGCACTAAATCCCGCCCTAAGCAAGTCCCCATAAGAACGCGCGCACGCGCGCACGTTCTTATGGAAGATCCCGCTCTCTTTCCTTTTAAAGGTTCAGACATATCCACCCCCGCGGGGATGGATACGCCTCAGCCTTTAAGCGTCGATGTCGTCCTTGCGGATGTAGCAGTTCACGTTCTCCGGCAGCTGCGCCCCGGCGGCGTCGCTCAGGCCCTCGGCCAGCAGATACGCCAGCACGGAGGCCCCCGCCATGATCACGCCGCTCACGGTCTCCGCCTCGCCCTCGGTCCCGCCGAAGGCCAGGATCAGCCCGCTCACGAAGCCCGCCACGGCCATCCAGAACTTCCGGCTGCTCAGCTTCCGGATCCAGTCCTCTTTCGTCATCCTGTCCCCTCCTTTCTCAGTATCCCAGCGCGCGGAAGGCGGCCCGGGTCTCGTCGCCGACCACGCCGTCGATCCCGATCCCCTGGTCCTTCTGGAACTCCTTCACCGCGTCCCGGGTGTAGGCACCGTACATGCCGTCGATCCCGTCCGGCCCCAGGTCGTAGCCCAGATCGTCCAGGGCAAACTGCACCGCCTTCACGCCGTCGTGCCGCTTGCCGTAGCGCACGTAGCCCGTGGTGGCGCTGGCGTAGCCGTAGGGGTGCTCCATCTCCGGCACCTGGATCTCCGCCCGCTGGGCGTCGGTCAGGTCGTTCAGGCCCTTCGCCTTCATCACGGCGGGGTAGTCGATGTAGGCCAGATCCACGTCCGCCCGCCCGTCGATCCCGGCC